GCAAAAGTTTGGCGGTGGATCAACATACATACGATCTTCTAGCGGAGATTTGTTTCGATCAGCGCCGATCTAAAATTGATCAACTTAAAATGTTAATTGAGCACGAACATGACAAATTGTTTTTGCCGAGGAACGTGGCTAGATGATCAACTTTGCAAAGAAAAAGTCTCTTCCGCAATCTTACAAGCCAGTGCTTGAGGGCGGCGAAGTCATAGACCTTTTTGCTCGACTCACGTTGTATCAACAAGCGGCGTTAATGCGTTTACTTAGCAGAAACACCGTGATCAACGTCAACGGCGAGCAATATATGGGCTATGAATTCGATTATGAGGTTGATGGCGCCGTGATCTCTATCTCAGAATCTTCTGAAGATTTAGATTAAACCAGCTATCCCAGCGCTTGGCTGTTGGAGCCTAGCCGCCAACTCTCTATCCGCGTCATTAGGCAGGATCGTTGGGGACATACTCGACTGCCCTGAAAAAGACCCAGATCCAATAGACGGAAGGGGCTCAAACATTGGAGCGCCAACATCTGGAACATCTATTGACGACATCTGAGACATTAACTCTTCTCTGGTTGGCAACAGCTTGTCTGCTACAGATCTTGGCACCGCTTGCCGAAAAGATACCTCGTTATTTTCTGGAATGCCCTCGTTTACAGATTCCTTGAGAACCTCGGAATCTTGCCACTCCAATGGCTCAAGCGTTTCTTGGCTCATTCCCATAAGAATCGCTTCAATCTCTTCTGCTATGTCTGGATTCTCTTTAGAAATTACCGCCAGCCTGCGAACGTGTTGTCCAAAAGACATTGGGTCGTAAGCAACCTTCTCAACTCCACCCGCCAACCATTTAACAAAAGATGGGTTTGTCATTAATTTTGCGGAGCCAGCCGAAGTAGCCAAAGCCCCAAGTCCAAACTCGAATCCTTCGCCGGGTAGATAGCCTGCCGCGTCGGCGCCAACCATACCAAAGACCCCCATAGCCGCCGCTAATCTTCCAGACCCAGATGGGTTTGCTAATTGTGCTTGCGAATCCCTAACTCGATTAATTGAAAACCTCAAATCATCCAAAGCGGGAGCAAGTTTTTCGTATCGAGTCCCACCAAAAAAAGCTTCTTTCGCCTCTGGAGCAAGATTAGCCCAATTGTTTAAATATGTCTGTAAGCTAAAACCTGCGTCTTGTACTGCATCATCTCCCATGACGCCAACACCAACAGAGGTTTGAGCTCCAGCTTTTGGCATCCCCATTTTACCAAGTTGGTATCCAGCCAAAACATCAAACTCTTCTGGAGTAAACTGGCGTCTTAATTTTTCTATTCTTTCTCCGCCCATTCCAGTTTTGTCAACCGCATATCTTAATGCGGCAGAGGCTTCGTCGGCTCCTTTTTTAATAACAGAGTCAATAAATTTTATATCTCCACCATCTGCTTCGTTTTTTAATACAAAAGCATTTGCCGCTTTATATTTTTCCAAAGCTTCTTTGCCAGCGCCCTTTACTGTGGCGCCAAACATATCGATTTGAGAAGACGATGCACTTTCTACCAAATCATATAAATCTTTGGTTAGCGCCGCCTCAAGAGGCTTTAGTAAGTCTGTACTTCTGTTGCTAGTTCCAGATCGCCTTGCCGCCTTTTGTTTTTTTCTTACGCTAGTGCGCAAATTTTTCAGGGTGTTGTAATCTAACTTTCCTTCAGCCGCATCCGATAAAGCTTTTTGAGCCTCATTTATAGCTAACCTAACGTCATCTTTTCCTGAAGCTGTTGCTCCTTGAATAACAAGTTCGTCAGCATACTTTTGCGTTTCTTTAGCGTTTGATCTTACTAAAGAGTCTTTTAATAAGTCCCCAACTTCATTGTACATTGCGTTACGTTTCTCCTCGTAACGGATTTTTGATGCTTTTGCCGCACCAAATACTTTTTCCGCCGCTTCGGATGTGGTTGCAACACCGCCAAATTCTCTCGCTAATTCTGCGTTTCTTTTTTGTAATTCGTTAACAGTTTGATCAACATTCTGCATCATAATTGAAGTTGAAGGAGGTAGCGCAGAGAGCACCGACTCAAAAGCGTTTGCTAAGGGGCTTCCAGTAACCATTCCAACCGAAGGTGAAGTAACTCCAGATCTTTGTAGCCTCTCAAAAGTTTCTTTTGCGGGAGCGGACATAACTTTATTTTTAAATCTTATTGGCGCACCAGCAACTAACTTCACGCCCTGAAATATCTTTGAAGAAATTGGCCCTGCCGCCGCATTAATTATCGCAGTATTACCAAAGTCTGAAAAAACCTCTGAAACATTTCTTGTATCTTCGGTTTCCCCAAACAAATCCAAAGTGCGAATATAAGCTTCTCTTGCCGTAGCACTTCCAATACCTTCACCCGCAACAAAAGCCGCAGTTGCCGCAGGAATTGTTCCAAAGACTGTGGGCGCCGTTGCTGTAGCCGCCGCACTAGCGGCTAAGGTTCCGCCAACCATACTGCCAACAGCTTCTGCAATTTCTGGCCCTATATCTGCAATATCCCCAAAGGTCGGAAGCGGTATTCCAAACAAGCGAGCATCTTCATCAAACAATCCTAACTCCCCAGTCTCTGGATTTGTAATAATAAAGTTTCCTTTTCCGAAATTTGAGGCGCCTCCTATTGGGTCAAAAACTTCTACTGGCATGGCGTCTGGGTAAAATTTCTTGATGGTTGCAAGCTTGTCTTCTGTGGTGGGCGCGGCGGCAACTTGGGCTCTGATTCCTGCTGGGGCTCCAGTTTTAGTATTAACAGTTTTATTTATTTGTTCTTGGGCCAAATCCATCAGAAATGAGTCTTCTCCAGATAATTCAGGGACGTCATTAGACTGAAAACCTTTGGGGTTAATTGTCTCTGGATCATTTTTTTCAATCAAAGCAATCAACTGCAACTCTGACATTCTGTTTAGCTCGGCTTCAGTCATCTAACATTCCTCTGGCGCGTAACCATTCGGCGGCGGGGCCCTCTGGATTTCTTTTTGCTTTTTGTTTCAATACACTAATTCCGTCTATGTTTATTTTTCTTCCATAGATTTTGTCTTCTATCAATTTTTTTTGAATCCTATCTAAAGCATTTCCCGCGTTTGCCTTCATTCCCAATACAGACAATCTTCTAGCTCTTGCTTTTTGCGCTATCACTTCAGGCGGATTGCCAAATGTAGGGATATACAAGTTAAAAGCAGACTCTATTTCTCCTTGACCAATAGCGGCCCCAGACTCATCTCTTAGCTGTGCCATAACAAAATTTAATGCCGCGTTTTCAAAAATCTGTCTTTGTGGGCTTTTTAATACGTTTTCCATAAAGTTTGGAATCATGGGCCCCTGATCAATTGCAACGGCGTCATAAAAGTTTAACGGATTAAAGTCAGATTCCATAATTTTATTAATGGTTGCATTAGAGTCGGCCATTCTAACCGCAAAGGAAGCGGAATTTTTCTGTTTATCGCCTAAAGGATCCTTTGTCTTTTCTGTACCCCGTACAATTTTTGGTTCGACCATATCGCTTGCCAAGGGATCTCCCCCTGTATATGTTCGTGGAACCCGACCAAACTCAGTAGGATTTCCTTCAAATCTTTTCGTGACCGTAATAGGAGTGTCATTATCTTCCGAAGTGGCGCTATTCTCCTGCGCCCTTTTGAGCTCATTAAAGTATTCCATGCTTAAATCTGGCATATCAATTCACTCTCAAGGCTTTGTAAACGGCGTGGTTGATCCATCTGAGTTTGTTCTCATGTATATTTTTTTGCCGCTTATTGGATCAACAAGACCAGTATCAACCTCATTAGAAACAGGCGGCGCGGTATTTTGGTTTGAATCGACTGCGGCTGGCCCAGTCTGAGAAGGCAAAGCATTTTGTGTAGAATTTCTTGCGGCGCCTTTCGGAAATAATTCATCGACGGGAGCGCCGGGTACAGTTATCTCGACCATTCCCTGTTCACCTTGAACAAATTTACTAGTTGGTCGGGCTAACATAGCTCTAGCAGTTTTATATAGAACCGTCTCTCTAACCGCAGGATTGCTCTCGCCTTCGACCAATATATTCAAATATTGCGCTGGCAGAGACTTTCCTTGAAAATAACCATTATTTTGCTTCAGGACTTCTAAGTCATATTTGAAATTAGAATCCAGCATTTTTTCTTGCAAAGCTATACCTTCTGCTTTTCTTTTCTCAAGATCAGAGTAAGCCATCTGCATTAACTTAGACTGCATCTCATCCGCAACCGCTCGGCGTTTTTGTGCCGCTTCGGAAAACAGATTAAACCCTGCCGCCAAACCATAGCCCACAGACGATGGTCGCCCACTTGCCGCCTGCTGAGTTAAGCCCTGCGACAAAGATGTAGCAAGATCATAGATGTTGGCTTTGCGTTGCTGTGGCATAAGCATCGAAAGCTCTCTCGCACGCTCACTAATGTCAGCATACGTTGGGGGAGCCTGATCTTTCTGTAACGCAGTCAGTTGCTCGAAATAACTATTGGTTGGATCTGGCGTTGCCATATTTTAACCTACTGATAATAGTATTGTGATGGCTGATTATTGCCGCTTGTCTGCCCAACAAAGTTTCCTACGGCGCCCAAGGTTCCCAGACCTGTTGCTAAACCAGCCTGCAATGCGCTTGGCGTGGGGGCGTAGTTTGTATTGATCTGAGAGGATCCGCCTGCACCAACGCCCATTTGCATAAATGGCATCAAGGATTGGTACTGAGCCAACGGCGCCTGCTGGGCTTGCAACAATGACGCTCTCTGAGCATCTAGTTGCTGTTGTGACAGACCCTGTTGCATATTGCCCATGTTCATCAGCGTGTTCATATCTTGGCTATTGGCGTTAGAGATCTGCCCGCCCAAACCTTGGAGGAAGTTTCCATATCCCTGCTGGGCTTGCAGTTGCTGTTGACCAATTTGATTCTGCACATTGCCTAGCTGAGCCTGACCCTGCGATACTGCTTGCGCGTTAGCCATGGTATTTTGACCATACATATTTCTTGCGTTGCTTGACGCCTGACCCATGTTAGCCATCGTGTTGCCTAACTGTTGCTGAGCCGCAAGGTTTTGAGATGCGCTGTTGCGCAACTGCGTGTTCATGTTTTGATTGGCGCCCAACATACCTTGAGCTTGAGCCATTTGCTGACCTGTTAGAGCTTGGTTGGCACCAAAGTTTGTCTGCGAAACATCACCGATTCTGCGAGCAAGAGATTGACCTGCCGACCCAAGCTGAGACGCTTGATTGCCAAGCATATTGGCTAGAGATTGATCTGCACCAAACTGCTGGGTTGCTTGATTGGCTCTCATGTTTGCGGTTGCTTGATCTGCGGCCAAAGCGGCATTTGCTTGGCTGTTCATTAGGCTCGATAGCCCTTGATCTGCCCCATATCTTTGTGCCGCATTACTGCCTATCATGCCAGCCAATGCCTGATCGGCGCCAAACTCTTGAGACGCCTGATTACCCATCATTGACGCCAAAGACTGCCCTGCGCCGAAGCGCTGGCTTCCTGCGGCTGACAATCTATCTGCAATGCTTCGCTCTGCCTGCAAGCGCTGTGCCGCGTCTGAAGACAACTGTCCTGACAAGCTCTGCTCTGCGCCAAGGCGTTGACCAGCGCCTGAACCGAGAGCCCCAGCAAATCTTTCCGAGGCGCCAAGACCTTGGCTGCTAAGTGACGCCAATCCTGAAGCGCCCTGCCTCTGGGCATCTTGCTGTCGCTGAAACTCGTTCATTGCGGCGGTTTGTGCATTTTGGAATCCAGCCGCACGAATGCCGCCAACTTCTTTTGCTAAACCCCGACCAACGGCTTCTGCTCGTTCTGAGGCTCCCAACCGAGCGCGAGAACCAAAGGCCGACTCTCCGCCCCTAGCTATGTTGCTGGCAAACTCCTGCATATCGGCTTGAGAGAGGTTTTTGGTGGCATCGTCGATTGTCTGTTGAACCACCGCATCTTCGTATGGATTATAAAAATTGCTTACCGACGAGGGATCAAACGACTGGTTGGTTGTCCCACGCAATAGTTGCTGTGACTCATCCAAGTCGTCAGTAAAGTCGCTGAGAGCGCCAATCCCCAAACGCTCAACGTCATCAAGTCTATTGCCAAAACGATCCACAGAACCAGCAAGACTGCCAGTAGCAAGCGCCGACTCTCGACCAAACCGATCCACAGCGCCACGCTCTGCGCCAATCGCGCCATAAAGTTCGTCGCCTAACCTTTCTTCGGCAAGGCTTAGCGCGTCCGTTGCTCCAGACAATCCGCTTCCTAGCCTTTTGCCAGCGAAGCCAAGAGCGCTTTCCGCTCTTGATAAACCGCCGCCTAAAACGTCCCCTGCTTGGCGCAATGTGTTTGACGCACCCAACTGACCACTGCGCAAATCACTCGCCGCAGATCCCATGGCACCTGTTGCTTGAGACAATCCTTGGCCCAGAGAAGTTCCCGCACGACCTAAAGTATCAGAAGCGCCAGACAATCCAGACCTCAAGTTGTTGAATGATCCTGCCTCGGCACCTAAAGATCGATCCAGCCCAAAGCCTAAATCTGAAACACCGCGCTGTAAGTTTCCTGTGGCTCCGCCGATCATATTTCCAAACTGATCCACAGCGCCGCGAGAGAGCGAATCCAATCCGCCTAAACTTCTACCAAATCTTGAAGTGGCTCCCCTAGAAATTGCTTCATTAATATCGTTTCCGCGTAGCGCGTCCTGAAGACCAAGGCGAGACTGAAAATCAGACTGTCCAGAACCGCGTTGCAATTCCCGTAAAGACTGACCCTGAGATCCCAACTGTTGAGCTTGACCACGATCAAGTGCGCCAAGGCCAGCACGCATTTCCGCTTCCGACTGCTGAAGGAATGGAAGTTGAGAGCCAGTGTTGCTTCTAGCCAAATTCATGGCCGCCAATTGGTCTTGATTAAAGCCAGCAATTTCTTGCGGTATTACAATTGGCTTGCCTTCGGCATCAAAAAACGTGCGGTTTGCGGCTCGCATCGCGCCGGGTATAAACCCGCCTTGCCCATCTAAACCGTAAAGCAACTGCTGAGTAACCGGATCCATGGTTGTCTGCGTGGAGGTAACGCCGCTGACATATGGATTGTCGCTTGGCGCTGGCCCCGTTGATGTAGTCGCCTGATCTCCCGCATTAGCGGACATCTGCGATTGAAAGCCATCAAGGGTTGCTTTGGCCCCTGCATCTTGCCCTTGAGAATCCTGAAATCTTTGTAGCGCGTCCTGATACTCTGCGCTCTGCATTATTTGTTCATTTGTTTGAGCGGCTGGCCCCCCAACCATCACATCTGGAGTCTGAGGAAAATTACTCGGGCCCATCATGGGTGAGTCTTTCTCTAAACCGTATTGGTCAAGCTGGCTTTGCATCAACTGATCCCGAAGGGCGTTCTTTTGAGACAGGCGAGAATTAAGGTCGCCCTCAAAACCGTAGTCGTCGAGAGCCTTGCCTGATTCTGCCATCGCGGCTTGAAACTGTTGAATTATGGAGGCGTCGGGCTCTGACCCAAATTTATTCTTATATGCAAAAGCAAACTCATCAACGTCACCGCTTCCTGTAGCGTTGCCCGCTTCCGTACTAAAAAATACACTCATGCTGGCTCTCCTGCAAACTCTTTAAAGAGCTCCATCATCTGATACATTAGGTCGGTGCCCTTGTCTCGCGACTCCTTGCCGTTAGCCTCTAAGGTAATGATGCCGCCATCTTTCTTCATGGTAAACGCTCCAGCGCCACGCACCGCTTGTCCGTTCATCACGAACTCGCCATCGCTAAGCATGGCTGGGATGTCGTCAGATATCTCTGTGCCTTCGCCTTCAATATCGCCAACCATTCTCTGAAACTCTTGCATACTGACGTTGCCGCCATCTGCATAAGCCATTACTGGCCCGCCGTATGCCATGCTTTGAGGAGCGCCGCCCGCAAGTTGCGGCAACGTGTTGCTCGGCAACAATCCAAATTCAGTCGGGTTCGGCGCTTTATCGCCCATTCTTCTAGCGATCTCGGCCTCAATGTTGTATCTGCCTGCGGCGTTCATTGTAGTCAGAGGGGTTAACGCAACCCCGCGATCTTTCTTCGCTTCGTCGTAAGCCATCTTACCCAGCAAGTAAGCGGGTATTCCTGCGGTAGCCAATTGACCTAGACCGCCCATTCCACCCCCACCGCCAAGCAAGCCACCTAAACCGCCCGCAAATCCGCCTTGCACGTTGGGGTTGGTTAAGCCTTTAATCATGTCAGGCGTTGGATTTTTACTACCAAGGCCAAAGCTCTTGCCAAGGTCTTTCATCCACTGGGGCGTGTCGAAAGCGTTGTCTATGGCGCCACCACTAATGAATGGGTTGAGTGCTCGATTTAAAGAAGATAGCCCACCTGAACCTTGGCTTGCGGCGTAACTTTGATTCATCGCATCTTGATACGCCTGCTCTGCCATAATCCCCGCATCGTCTTGAGACATCCCTTGATCGATATAACTTTGGTAAACCCCCGCCGCATAATCCTCTGGGGTCTGGCCGCCTTGCATACCACCGCCGGGATATAGCTGGCTTAATGACATACCTCCACCGCCGCCACCCATGCCAGCCAACTGCATACCAACTTTTTGAAATCCGCCTTGTGGAGCGCCAGATAAGCTTCCCGGATTGAATACACTAGATCCAGCCCCAGCAACAGTGCCTGCGGCCATTGGTTGACCAGAGTATGTTGCGGTTCGTAGCAGGCCCGGTATTCCTCCGCCAGTCGCAGAGCCAGTAAAGGTTCCGAGAGGATCTGCCATCAATCCGCCAATACCAGATTTAAGCGCACCGTATGATCCAGTCATTGACTTGCCTAGGCCAGACATAAAACTTCCACTGCCTGCCTTGGAGATGTTAGAAATGTTATCCCTCAAACTTCCGCCAGTAGCAAGCGGCCCAGCTACAGTTAATAACGCCAGAGGATTGCCGCCTTTCGCGACGTCGTAAACAGTAAACGCTTTATTCGCCAATGCGGCGATAGGCTGCCAAGGGCCGGGCACAAACTGCGCAACTTGGGCTAGGGGTTTGACTACTTTCTTAACTACTTTTTTTACGCCCTTTGCAATTTTCTTAAAAAATCCAAACTCTTCCAAACCAGTAATTGGGTTCAGGGAGGCAATGCCCACACCTACAACCGCTTGCATTGGATCTATGTCGAGCTCGGCAAATCTATTCTGCACAGCCATCTCAAAGGCTTCGTCTTCAAAAGCTTCTGGTGGTAGTACGACTTCACCGGGCCGTAAATGCGCCAGCGCAGAGTCGTCACCGCGCCCCTGTTGCGCCAGAAGAATTGCTTGCTCAGCCATCGGAGCTTGAGAGCCAACCATTGCGGCCTCGGCTAAATGCTCAAGCTTTGCCTTTTCTGTGGGGTCATCGGTCATGCCCGACTGCATCATTAGCTCTTCAATTGCTTGAGCGATTGCGACATTCGGATCTGCTGGCGCTTCAGCAACAGCTTGCTCCGCCTGCATCATCATATCCATTTGATTCTGGCTGGGAACATTTCCCCCATCAGCCATTTTGCGAGGCTGTACACTGCCGCCATACGACATTGATTGCGCGGTAGCTATTCCCATCAACGTATCTTCTAATTCTGTATTCATTGATTAAATGCTCACTGTCAAGGCGCCGACCGCCGAAGTAATGCCGCTACTATTCAGCACGTAAGTTTGGTGACCGTAAAGATCTCTAAGTGCAACCCCATCAAAGGCTTGATGAATCTCTAAAGTCGTGTTAAAGATTATAGCACCAGTGGCAAACTGTAAACTAGCCACTTCGTCTGAATTAAAATGCGGCGATATAGTAAAATCTACGGCGCCAAGGTTTATTTCTAATATTCTGACAAGGCGATTAAAGGTTGCTGAGTCAACAGAACCGCCAGCGGCAACTGGTAATCGAGTTTGTAGCAACCGACTCATTAGCGTCTTCCGCTAGGCTGAATGTCAATCCTTGTAGATCCCAGCCGCCATTTGTAGCCCAACTGTTGTGTGGCGTCGTCGTCACTCTCAAACCGCAAGACAATCTGCCTAGCCCTGCTTCTCACGTTACTAAACTTCGAGCTTTGAGTAACCTGAGTCGTTGAATCTGTGGTTAAAGTTTCATTGTTGTAGTCTCGGCGCTTTAACACAAGATTCATAGCGGGCGTAGTCCCTACACCCGTTTGAGTAAAAAACGCCAAGTCTGGAATAATTTTTTTAACAAAAGCAAATTGATCGCCATCGCCAATGGCAATGTCCGCTGACTCAATAAACACGCCATCCATAGCGGATTCGTTGTCGTCGTATCCGCTTTCTTGCAAATAGTTTACATAGCTTCCAGCTTCTATGCCCGAAGCAATGGGGTTATCCTCTACGCCAGAATCTATCCAAGAGTACCTGACCAGAGATCCAATAGACCAAGTATTTTCTTCATAGTTAAAAATAATGTAGCGAGATATCTCTTCGGTGCCGTCAGTGAGTGACGGATAGAAGAACCACATCTCACCAAACTCACTGTTCAGTCCCATGTGACATTTAAATGCTTGGCTTAGATCTATGTCCTCGAAAACGTATTCCTGAACAGAGCAAGGAAGCTTTGTAACAGTTCCCGAATAAAGATAGAACCCAGCCTTACTTGCAAAGAAAACGCCTGCCGAAGAGGCCACTGCCGCCTTGGGGCCAATTAAACCAGCGCCCTCATTAATTAAATTGATGGCAAAAGTTAGCGGTGGGCCAATAAAGGCCATACTGTACAAAGCGGTGTCTGTCCAGATCAATACTTCTTGCTGTGATTTTAATCCACCAACGATTAGTGATCCAGAGGAAAGTCTGACGCTACCTGCGCTGTTTGTTGCAAGCGGCTCAAATTCTAATTCGTTTTCGCTGTTAGAGAACGCAACCAACATTGGGTCAAGAGTGCCAGTCCTAGATCCGCCTGATATCGGATCGGCGCCAAGCACTATCAAGTGCCTGTCGGTTTCGGAAGTAATAACCTGAAGTGCCGCCGTAGGAACTAAGTTGGCGCCAGTGGCAGTAGCCAAATCCAACGCCCGAACGCTTAACCCGTTATTCTCGACCCATCGGTAAATGGAGCCGCCTCTAGGGTTAATTATTAAGTTCTCACCGAAATTATCGTGCGTCCAAAGACGCAACTGATTCAAAAAGCCTATTGAGGAAGACGAACCAAACGAGCCAGAGCCCCAAGCGTTTACTCCCCAGCCAGTGCCAGATAAAAAATTGTCTAGCCCAACGCTAATTTGATAAGTGCCTCTGGTGCTTCCCCCGCTGTTACCGCTGTCACCACTGGTCGCCTGTACAACATTTCCGCTAGTGTCTTTAGTAGTAATTGTGTAAGTGTTCGTTCCAGTGACCAACAGAATTTGATACTCTTGGTTTAAAACAGCCGCAGTGATTGCTCCGCCTAGAGTCGCGGCGCCGTCGAAAGTAACAAAATCCCCAGTAACAGCACCATGACTAGCGTCATTTACGGCTAAGGTGGTTGATCCGTTTGTGGCGCTAAATGTAACGTCACCAGCGCTGGTGGTAGATCGAATTGGCGTGACGTCATAATATATGTCACCGCTTTCGATGTAATACTTAAAAGTTGTGCCTGTGCCTAAAAGCCTTGTACCGCCCAAGGTTATCCAACTGTGTAGAGCTCGCGCAATTCCCAGAAAAGTATTCTGGCCGAGCGTAACCCATCCGCCAATTTTCTCGGCTCTCGACTTTCTGAAGCGTATAAGGTTACCGTCAACCCACCCCCCAGATGCGGAGTAATCAGTCTCTTCTTTGTTGATACCCGGCTGAAACTCTACTTTTGACAGCGGCATATAGCATTAAGCCAGTCGAATAATAGCGCCAGTCGCCGTAGGGCTAGGAAAGACCACGGTAAAGTCTCCAGCGTTCGAGGTTTTATTTTCGCCAAAGTCAACCGAGCAAACAGCTTTGTCGCTATTTGTGTCGTTGTAAATTAAGCAACCTCTAGCCGTAACCGTTACGTTTGAGAACGTCAAGTCTGAGAAGTCGCAGACAGCGGTTGTGCCTGTGGCAAACGGCGTCACGTTAGTCAAAGCACTTCCGCCAGCGGTGTAGTTCGTACCGGAAGATTGCCCCGTCGTCACGTAAGCCGTTGTGCCAGAACCAAGGTTGGCGCTACTAGTATAAAGCGCCAGCTTAAAAGAGTTCGCGCCGTTGGTAAAATTATGCGTTCCAACAAGCAACTCTTGCTTGAAGGATACTGCGATTGCAGATGCTATAGCCATTTACATCTCCTTGAGAATTTTTGCTATTTCTGAATGCCCAATGCTGTTAAACTTATTAGACATCGTAGTGCGATCAGAGGCAATTGCACTCTTCATCCCATTTAGTATAACACCGTAAATGGCTCCACGGAAAGCCAACGCCTGCTCTTTTATGTGAGGCGCCGCCTGCTCAGAAATTCCACAAATCCTATTTGTGGTTTTTTCCGCCCAAAACTCTACGTCGTGGCCCTTATTGTTCGTGGTTTCAACGGTAAGCTTTCCCATCGAAAACCCGATATTATCATCAATCATCCTTTGTATGGCTCCGGTGATGTGGGCATCTTGATGGTTTCAAGATTGTGTTTCTGAACCATCGTTGA